GAAGTCAAAGAATCCGTCGCCAACACGCTATGGGGCATCTTCGAGAACTCGCCAGAGTGGATTTTCCGCCAGTACACCTTGCAAGACAAAGCTGATACGGAAGGCGGATATGATGACGCGCAAATCGAAGTCGGTGATCGCGCCAAAAAGTACATGAAGGAATCTGGCGAGAAAGACCTTGGTGTGGCGATGTCCTATGTGCTCAAGCAGGACAAGGATTTAGCCGACGATTATGAACGTGCGGTCAAGGGCATCCGGCATTAAGGCGTTCCACGTTGCCCGGTGATGGTTGATTAGGAGGAGGGTGAAACATGGCTGCTGTTAGTGGAATGAGGACAATCGTTTCTAAGGTTGCCAGCGGCAACTTGAACTTTGCGGAACCGGCGAACTATCGCTTCGTGCGCGCTATCGGCAATGATGATGTGCTGTTGCCATCGGCGAGCGGACAGCAAGTATTCGGTGTACTGCAAAATAAACCGATGGATAACGAACATGCATCGGTCTGTATTCATGGACCGACGAAAATCACATTGGGTATTTCATTGGGCGCGAATGCGCGCGTGATGACAAGCAATTCAGGTTACGCCATCGCAGCCGATTCTGCGGTCAATCAGTGCGGCTACTTGATGACAGGCGCGACAAGCGGGACCATCGGAGAAATGTTTTTCACGGCTCCGAGTAGCGTATAACGTGGTGCAGGAGTAGGAGAGGGAGGGTAACGATGCGCACAGTAAATGGTAATTTTTTCGATGCCAGCGGCTTGAAGATGTATGCGGGAGCTACCGGGCGAGACCTGCACATTGACGGGCCACTATCGCAATTGACTATCGGATTCAGGCCGCAGGGAATGATTTGGGATCAAATCATGCCCGTAGTCGCAGTACCGAAACAGAGCGACGGTTATTATGTTTGGCCGCGCGAGGATTGGTTTAGAGCCGAAGCGGCTCACCGTGCGCCAAAAACACGGGCGAAGCGTATCAACGCTACGGTGTCTACCGACACGTACTTTGCCAAGAATTTTGCGCTTGGTGCCGAGACTCCGTGGGAAGATTTGGACAACGCCGACGATCAACTTCAATGGCGTCAATCGATATCGAATTTGATTATCGACAATCTCGGACTCAATGCCGAGATTCGCATGGCCGGGCGTATCTGCAACACGGCTAACGTCGGTAGTTCGAATACGCTTGCGGCGAACTACTCCAATGTCGGCGCGAGTACGCCGATTGACGACATGGACAATGGGCGCGAATCCATTCGTTCGGTTACTGGATATTATCCGAATGAGGCTGTGTTCGGTCCTCTGTCATGGATGAGATTCCGCAAGCATCCTGATGTCATCGATTTCATTCGCGGCAAGGGCGATAACATCGGCGGCGGCGGCGTCACGGAACAGCAAGTCGCTAACGCATGGAACCTTAGCAAAGTTCTAGTCGGTGCGGCGATTCAGAATACCGCAGTTGAAGGAGCGCCGGGCACCTACAGCGACGTGTGGTCAAATCACATCGCACTGCTTTATGTCGCGCCATCTCCCGGCATCATGGTGCCAACCTACGGCTATACGTTCCAATGGAAACCTGCCGGATTTCCAGCGCCGTTCTCGGTTCGGCGTTACGACGAAGTACCGGAGATGCAGGAAGTTCAAGAAGTGCATCACTTCCAAGATGAAAAAGTAGTTTCTACTCCTTTGGGCTACTTGATCATCGGTGGATAGCGGCGGAGGTTCTCAATGGAAGGCAGATTTTTTCTTGCTGTAGCGGCAAAGGATATTGACTTAGCCAATCTGAAAGCTAAGGCCGGTGAAATGTTGTCGCAACGCTTTCAATATCGCGGCTTCGCCAAGAACGTTAACGACCATTACGAGGGCAGTGTATTCACGATCACGCAAGACAAGGTGAGCGAATACCGCGTCATCAAGGCCGATAGCAAGCAAGCGTCTAGTCAGTCTGAGATTGCCGCGCTACGCAAGGAGAACGAAACTCTACGCGCTGAGAATAAGCGTCTGTTCGCGGATGTTGAGCAATTGACGGGCGGAAGCCAGCGAACCGGCACGGGGGACTAGTTAAATGCCGAGATCAGAAAGACAGCGAGAAATATTTCAAACGCCCATTGGCGGTGTAGCAACAACGCGCGGATGGTCGCAAATCAACTCCGGTGATACCACGGCGGTTATCAGCACTACGGCAGTACGTTCGGGACAAGCGCCGTTGATATCCCCTTACGTTGTATCGTCTCCAGGGTTCGTCGGCTCCGGTCAAGGGCAAGTATCGCTTGTCGTCAATTCAATTGTCGATCTAACTTCGTTCATGGTTCTAACGACTGGCGGTGTAACACCAACCGGCCCGATGGGCTTCGTATGGTGGATTCTGCGTTAAGGGAATGAATGATTGCGCGCAATCGTCAGCTTTTATATTCGCAAGTCGGCACGATTGCAGCGGCGACTAGCCTTGACGCGGGAGTCTTTAACGCTGCTGCTTATTCGCGTCTTACCGGCATTGTCAAGGTTGATTCCGTAACCGGCGCGACGGCTACTTTGCAATTTCGTTTTCAAGCATCGTCGGGAAGTTCTATCACGACTTCCACGTTGCCGGTCAATAGCGGCGGTACTCATTACAACGTGAGTAACGAAGCGCTTCTAGTCGGTATGGGTATCACGCCGGTTCAGTCGGCAAGCCTTTTCAGTCTTATCATCTTCGGAGAAACTATTCGGTAATCATCTTACAGAAAGGTCTAGTGGCTTTGTCGGATGGCGGCTGAGGATGTTGTGGAGTGGCGATAATAGCTGCGCAACACGGAAATGAAGAAGCACTATGATCTCGATATTATTCTTGTCGCTAGCGGAATGGAATTCGGCGGCGATACGATTCCTTCAGGCAAGTCGCTCGGCGGCAGTGAGACTTGCGCCATTCAATGCGCAGAGGCGCTAGCCAAGCTAGGGCATCACGTCTCTTTATTCTGCAATACCGAAAAGCCGCACGAGTTTAATAAGGTCTTTTATCAGCCCATCGGTTGGGTTCATCACTCTCAGGGTTCGTTTCCAAAAGGCTTCATAGATTATTGCCGATCAACGCCGAGCGATGTCGTTATCGTTCAGCGTATGCCCGCATTCTTTGGATTCGGCTTTGAGAGCAAGGTCAATTTCCTATGGCAGCACGATTTGGCGACAAAGACGGGGCCGTCATTCTTTCATCCGCAATTGTGGAATATAGACAAGATTCTAGTCTTGTCTGAATTCATGAAGCGGCAATATCAAGCAGTTCATGCAGGGCCGGACCATCTTTATTTTGTTACTCGCAACGGCATTGACTTGGACTTGATTGACTCTGTACCGAATCAAGAGCGCGATCGGTTCAGGCTTACTTACACGTCAAGGCCGGAACGCGGACTCGATATTCTGCTGACCCGCGTATTTCCCGAAATTCTCAAGCGCGAACCAAGAGCTAAGCTGTATCTCTCTCGTTATGCCGATACCACGTTGTTGCCGCTATATCAGGAATTAGACGGCGTGATTAAATCGTTCGGTGATCGAATCGAATTCTTGGGTAATCTTGGCAAGCAAGCGCTATACGAGAATTACAAGAAGGCCCGGTTGTGTCTCTATCCGAGTCAGTTCGAGGACACTAGCAATTTGACAATCAACGAAGTCGGGGCTTGCGGCGCTCTCTTCATTGGACCGTGGCGCGCGGCGTGTCCAGAAACGGCTGATGGTACTCATATATTATTGCGCGATGACGGCAGTCCGGGCAGACCGGAAGATAAACCGGAGCCGGGATTTAAAGGCGTAAGCAATGATTTTTGCCGAGCCGTCGCCGAGAAGGCCGTTGAATTAATCCATGACGACGCGCAATGGGAACGACTCACGCGCCAGGCGAGGAAGAGGGCTGAGGAGTGGACGTGGAGGCCGGTCGCCGAAAGGTGGGCGGGCCTGGCGCATGAGCTTATCGAGAAGCGCAGCGCCGATCCGATTCGTCTCACCAAGCACTTCCTAGTTCATTCAGATATAGTCGGCGCACAGAAACTAGCGGAGCAGCATCATGAGGATACGCGCGTAAAGAAATCGGTCGATGCCTATATCGACCGTTACGTGCCTTGGATGCACTTGCCAGAGGGAGAACAAAGACGCCAAGCGATCAACGACTTCTACGAACAGCGTAGCGGCGGTAACAACGCCAATTGGATGACAGGCTTTTATGCCGAGCAAGAGCCGCGAATGCAGGCATTGCTGATGTGGATGAAGCCGAAGGTTGACGCGGGAGAAATCACAACCGTCCTAGACTTCGGTTGCGCGCATGGCGGGTACGCGCGCGTGATCTCGAATATGTTTCCGACTGTCAAAGTCGTCGGCGTGGACAACTCTGCAAGCCTGATTCGGTGCGCTGAACAAATGCGACAGGGGCAAATGCCTGATGGTTCGCCGGCGTGTCGGTATCCAGATAACCTACTGTTTGTTGTCGGTGACGACGATACATCATTGCATGAATTACAGCGACCTATTTGGAATGAAGATGCACGATTCGATTGTATTGTCTGCATGGAAGTCCTTGAGCACCTCCCCAATTCCGAAAACGTAGCCCGTAAGCTTGAACGCCATTGCAAGCCCGATGGTTGGATGGTCTTTACTGTACCGAATGGCAGACGTGAGCGCGATGAACTGATTACAAAGAATGTTCCGCCCGTTCATGTTAGAGCATTCGATCTGCACGATATTCGCGACATGTTCGGCGCGCGCAAGGATTACTCGGTTCATGTCTTTT